CGCCTTGTAAGCGACGCTGTTGATCGTGATTGTGGGCGAGCCACTCGGGAATGTGCCGTCTTGGTAGGGCATGGGAGTCTTTTAATTCTCGGCGGCGTCAACTTGCCGGCCACTGGTCTGGCTTGATGTAGAACTCGAGGTTGTAGGTGATCTGGGTGCTGATCTCGTCGTTCTCGGCATCGCTCAAAGAAACGCAGGATCCTTCGCGCAGCGTGATCACCTGGTAGTAAGGCAGCGTGTTTACGTTCAGCGCCGCCGTGGCCTGGAGCATAGCTTGCCGGATGTTGCCGCGGATCGTGCCGAGCGACTGGCCGGTGCCGTCGCGCCGGGTAGTGCCGATCGCCTGGACGGTGCCGAGCTTGTGCGAGTCGTAATCCTGCGACGTGCCGGCCCGGGTGCCCGTCTGGTTTGCATTCGTGCCGGTGATGCCGACGACGAGCGTGATGCGCGGCGTCGTGAGGATCGGCGCGGTTCCGATCAGCACCCGCGGCGTGAGCACTTGCGTCGTCGGCAGCGTGTTCTGGAAGTGGGCCTTTAGCGCGTCCTCGATGTTCGTCTCGTAATCGAGCAGTGCGGCGATAGTGCTGGCTGGCATACTAGAAGAACTGCTCGGCAATCGCTTCCTGCTGGGCTTGGAATGGCGTTAGCTTTCCCTCGGCGACCATCTTGCCGATCGTGTCGAAGTAGGACCGCATGGCGTTGGTGCGGCCCTTCAGTGCGGCATTCATGATGCGCTGGGCCTCGTCAGACTTCTTTCCCCAGCCGGTCTGATTGTAGGCGGCGATGAACGGATTGTCGCTCTTTCGTCCGTCCTCGAACACGCCCTTGCCCGGGTAATGCCTTTTAACCCACTCTGGCGCTCGATCTCCGCCCAGTTCGGTGTAAGCCCGGACCCAGCCAGCCTTGGCGTGGCCGACGTTCGCCTGCGAGGCTAGAATGAGCTCTTTCAGGGTAGCCTGGTCAGGCTTGAGCGTCACCATTTTTGGCCGCGGGTTGCGGTAAGCCCGGCCTCGCTTGTCTCGGTTCGATCGGTGCAGCCGTTCGTTCGGAATGATTGCGCGGGTTTGCGCGAGCTCGCCCTCGCGGAGCTTGCTCGAGAAGTTCTCCCACGCGATCGGATCGCCGGCGCGGATCAGCTTTCGGATGCTCTCATTGCGGAACTTGTTAGGATCCAGCGGCCGAAAGATTCGCTCTAGGTCGATGCGGACGCGATCCTTTCCCTGGCTGATCGTCTTTGGCGGCGTAAGGCGCATCACATGCTCGAGCAGCAGTTTGCCCTGCACGCTTAACGTACCCATTCCAGGATCCACCAGCCCCTCTTTCGCGAGGTCTTGGATCCGCATGAGCCGGTAGGCCAGCTCGTTGTCTAGATTCTCGCGGTAATCAAAGGAGATCACGAAAGACGCTTGAGCCGTAGCGTGTACCACGGATCACCGGCGGTGTCGGTCGCGTCGATCTTGTCGATGACGTAAGCCACCCCGCCGTAAGTGATCGTGGCCCGGTTCGCTGGGACCGTCGCGCCCCATTGCGTCTTGCTCGTGCAACAGTCTAGCTCGACGGTCCTGCGCTGCGAGTGATCGTCAAATAGGTAGGTGCTTTCAACCTGATTGAACACGCCAACCAGCCCGGAGGTGGTCACGCCGGCCAGAGACGTGTAGGAGAACGCCTCGCCCATCGTGTCCTCGGCGAATTCGGCCGCCCGCGTGTTCAGATCGTTGAAAGCACTCATCCTAGACTAACGTGCTGGGGCAATCAGGGTGTTTGATGCGGCGGAGCTCGCTTACTGCCGCGAAGATCTCCTTTGGGTTCGCCGGATAGGTTAGATCGCCGATGTGGCTCAGTGCCACCTTGGTGTCGGTGTGGATCTTGCCGCCGAGGCTGCGCCATTCGTGGCAGAGCATGTAATCCTCGGAAAGCCAGATTGGGTTGCCCGGCTGCACCTCGCGGACCCCGGATTTGAAATAAGCCCGGGAGGTCTTGAGCGTGTGCACGTCGGGATCGTTGGTCCCCAGGTTGTACTCGGGCGCCAGGCCGGCCTCGCGGATCTTATCGAACACGCTGCGATGGATCAGCATGAAGCCAGTGCCGGCGTGCACGACCTCGACCAGACCGCGCTCGTCGATCTTGGCGCCAGCCAGCCCATTGATCGCGAATTGCGGCACTACCCCTTTTAGAGCGTAAGGTGCAGTTACTACCTTATGGCCGACCATGCCGTGCTGCCAGAGCCGTGCCACGGCCGTGCCGGTGAACACGATGTCAGCGTCGATATAGAGCAGCCAGTTGTACTTCGTCGCGAGAAACTTGCAGGCGATCTTGTTTCGCGCCCGGTCGATGTGGCTCTCCTTGTCCAGAAACATGCTCTCGGCGACCAGCGGCTGCAGCTCTACTTCGTGCTGTTCGTTGCGGACCCGGATGCGAACGTGCAGCAGCGTCTCGTTGTATGAGGTCATGAACCCCATTTTGACGTTTCCGCCGTAGCATGGCGTGCCGATCACGATGCGATCGGCCTCGTCGAATACCATAGGAGCGGGCGCCTCCTCGGTCTGGCTCGAGACCGCTGCGATCTTCGCAGCGTGGTCTGTTAATGCGTTGCCGGCCTCAGCCGGCGCGTGTGCTGTTTTGGTGCTCATCGGAATCGTGTGGTGCTCGCGTTTATGTGGCTAACCCAGCCCCCCTTTCGAGGAGCTGGGTAGCACACGATAAACCGGCCGCGAGCGGTGGCCGGGAGTTTATTAGGCGGACTTGACGTGCGCGCCGGCGGTGTTGTCACCGAGCGCCGCGCCGAACATGATGTCAAGCGAAGCCCAGGCTGCACGGCTGGAGAGCGAGCCCCAGGTGTTCAGCTGAACGCTGATGCCGAGATCAGGCAGCGTGATCGTGCGCTGGCCAGCGAGCATCGAGGCGACACCCGGATCGACCATCGGCAGACCGGCCGCGGCGGCGACAGCCTCGGGTCCGACCGCGAAGCCGTAGATGTTCGTGCCGGCACCATCCCAACGGGTGTTGAGGATGATGGCGTCGAAACCATAGGCGCCCGGGCGATAGCTCGAGGACGCGGGTCCGTTGATGCCGAAGCCGACCGTATCGACGGGGAGCAGCTGCGCGAACGCAGTGCCGTCGAGGATCAGGTGGCGCATCGAGCTCTTCGCGACGGCGCCCCAGAGCGTGCGGACGTTCGCCGTGGAGAGCGAAGCCTGCGCGACGGTGACATTCGTCGGGAAGTTGGTCGCGGTGATCGGAGCCAGCGCGATGTCGATGATCTTGTTAGCCAAGACCTGCGCGTTGATCGCGGCCAGCTGCTCGAGGCGGAATCCCTGGTTGAGCTCCTGGCTCGAGAGGTTGTAGCTCTTCGAGTAGTGCTTAACCTGAACCGCGCAGTTGGTAACATTCGTGTCACCAGTCTCGAAGTTCGTCGGGTTAGTCTGGACCGCGCCGGCCGCGTTGGCCTTGCGGACCTGAACGTAGGCGTTCTGGGTCAGCGGGTCGGTGGTGAAATCCGTGCTGAAAGCGCGGAGGGGAGCCAGGCGGTTGCCCAGCGTGGTCAGGGTAGCCTCGGCAAGGGTGTCGAGGACGAGGGAGGAACTCAGGGAATTAGCCATGAGAGTAGTAGGTTAGTGGTTATTATTTACGAACGGAAAAAGCGGCGAAAAGAGCCTCGCGGTTCATCTTGCGGAAGGCGCGTTTTTCGGATCCCTCGGGCATCGCCTCGTAAGCGGCGAGCATCTCGTCGGGCGTCTTAAAAGCAGCGCTCTTGCGGGCCAGCTGCGCGTGGGCGACCTTGACGGGCGCGACACCAAGCTGGCGGGCATCGAAGGCAGCGAGATCCTCGACCTTGACCTTGAGCTCGTCGCGCTCCTTGGAGAGCTCGGCAACGACGGCCTCGGCCTTGGCCTTATCGGCCGTCAGCGTGGCGATCAGGGTGTCCTTCTCGGCCAGCGTGGCCTTGTGTGTCTCGGAGAGCTTGGAGAGCTCAGCAACGTGCTTCTCGGCCTCGGCCTTGAAGGTGGCGATCTCGGAATCCTTGGCAGCGAGAGCGGCGGCGTCAGGCGCGGCTACGGTCTCGGGCTTGGTTTCGGTGGTCATAGGGTGAGTCTGTAAAGTCGCGGGCGCGTCAACGGCAGAGAGCAGGCCGTTGGGATTGGCAGCGGGTCGCTGTACCAGATCGGCCGACATTACGTTCGCGATGCGCATGCTGGGCGCAGAGCGTAGCGCTCCGCTGGGCGCGGAATCGCCGAGAGCGGCGGGAATCTCGCTACCATCAGCCATAACCCACACTGGCCGGTACTCTAGGACGAGCGACACCCCGAACTGGTCCGGCACTTTCTGCGCGAGCTCGACCAGCTTTTCATACGTCGCGCCGGCTTCGCGTTTGAAGGACTCGAGGAACTCAAAGGACTTGGCCTTGATCTTGTTTCCTTCGCGGTAGATGCCGCTAAAAAAGCCGATCTCTTGGCCGAGCCGATCGGATCCTGCGCCGTCGTGCTTGAGGTAGGCCCGCAGGCTTTTGCCAAGCAGCATGCGCATCGCGTCGTCGATGGTCTTGTCGTCGATGTAGAGCCCGTGGCCGGCAGCCTCGATCCCGCCGGTAATCAGCGAGACGTTAGCGAAGCCGCTGGCGTCAGCGGAGAACTCCTGAAGGCATACGCGATGGCTCATAATGGGTTCAGATTTCGTCAACTTTCGCGCTCGATCTCGAGCACCTTGCGCTCGGCCCAGGCATAGCCCGGATCTCCGCCCCAGAGCGCCCACGCAATTCGGCCGGCGGACGGATAGCCCGGCTCGCCAGGGTTGAATCCTTGACCCTGCTTATCCACCTCGTGCCGGCGGAAATACGCTTTCATCCGAAAAATAGTGTCCTCTGACAGATTGCGGCCATTCGCGATGTCGCGAGCTCGAGCAACTCCGACCTCGGTGCCGCCTCGATTGAACTCCTGGCGCCAGGCTAGACCTTTGGCAGCCTCGTCCTTCATCGCTTGAGTGGGAGAAGTATCAACGGCGAGAGTTGCTGACTCTATCTCCTGCGTTTCATCCTTAATAGGTCCGCCGACCACCCAGGCGTCGCAAGTGCGCAGCGCCGCGCACTTGAAGTCGAAAAATTCGCAATAGCCTAACTGTCCAGCAGTCTCGACCTCGGAAGCGTCGGAGCCGATGCCCTTGCTGATGCACTCGGTCATCCGCTTGCTGATGTTGAACGCTGCGCAATTTCCGCAGCGCATGCTTTTGACCTTATCCGGCGTGGTGTTAAACTTTGCCGCCTTCGCCTTCCAGTAGTCCTCGTTGGGCTCGAGCGGGTTTGGCGGCCCGTAGTTCGCAACATCAACTGCGCGCTTTCTGTTCTTGAGATTGGCTGCGATGTCCTGCGTCTCGATTGGGCAGGCTTCGTCCTCGGCGAGTTTAGCGGTTAGCGTAGCCGGCGTGCTTGGCACTTGTACCGGCACCGGGATCGGCTCGTTAGCAGTCGGAGAAAGATCGCCGCGGAGTCCGGGCACGGGCAGCCCCGCGTCCTCGAGCGCTTGGTTCTCAGCGGCGCGGCCGGCGATGTGGCTTTTTAGATCGATGCCACGCTCGGCGCAAATGTCGCTCAGATTAATGATGCCGGACAAGTAGTCTTCGCGCTGGGCGGCGGCATCGCGGCCAAAGTCCACGGTCAGCCGCGGAGGCATGGTGAACGACCATTTCCACCAGTCAGGGTTAGCCGGCAGGCGGCCGTTCTTGATGGCCTTTGCGATGGCGTAACCCACGGCGCGCCTGGCGAACGGCTTGAGGAGATCCTGGCGATCCTCGACGCTGCGCATGGCTGTCGAGATCACGAAGCGGGTATTCGCTCCGCCAAGCGCGCTAATATCCCAGGCAAGCTCAAACGGCCAGTTAATGCCGGCCATCGCGTTCCTTAGCAGCCGGTCCATGAATTTCTGCCAGGCGTCGCCCGGTCGGTCATTCTTGAACGCCTCGAGTTTGGATCCGCTGCCGGCCTTGAAATGCCGAACCATGCCGCCGAAAAACTCCTTCGCGGCGACATCCTGGCCGCCGAATGAAGCCCCGGAAAGCGCCACCGCTGGATCGCTCGTGTCAGCGAGTCCGCTTTCGTTGTACTCGATCAAGCCGATGCTCGAGGCCAGTGCGGACGCCATCTTTTCGTAGCCCTGCACCGTGCGCAGATCCTTTAGATCCAAGATCGCGTGCGCGAAGCCCGGGAGACCGCGGAACTGGTTAATCCACTGCGGCTCGGCCAGCAGCATCATGTCGCGGGCGGTGACGTATTCGCGAGCCTCGGGCAACTCCTCCTCCGCGCCTGGCTGCTGTGCCTCCTCCTCGACGTAGAATGCCACCGGGCGGCCTTGAGCGTTCAGCACAACACCATCGATGCAGCGGAGCCCCTGGTAAGGCCCGGATAGCAAGATGCCATCGCGGTCGAGCTTGTCGCTGCTCGGGTTGTGGATCCCTTCGCTCGGGATCAGCTGGATCGCCGGGAATGCGGTTTCGTACTCGGTCAAGATGGCGCCCACATCGCCATCGCGATCCACTGCGACCGACGCCAGGAATAGGCTCGTCTGGAAATCGCGCCCGCTGATGTCAGCGATTGGATACCACTCGTTAAGCAGCCACTCGCGAGCCGTTTCGCCCCAGACCTGATCAGCGCCCTCAAATTTCGGCAGCCAGGAACGGCCGACGGCGTACATCGCCTTAGCGTCGATCGCACCCTTGGCCGGCCCCAGATTTGCGTAGAGCTTGCGCGAATCGCTCAACAGCTGCTGGCGGTCGGTTGAATTAACCTCGCTGGAGATGCTGCCGATGGTGCGAACCTCAAGCGGGCGCCGCACGATCTCCTTGCGGTTCGTGGCGTCGAAGAGAGCGCCCAGCGCTGCGCGGAATCGTTGCGGGAGTGGCGTAGGCATAGTCAGCGAAGAAAAGCAGCGCTTTGTGAGACTGGAGCAGTGGATCCGGCGTCAATCGTCTGGATGGCTAGTTCGCTCGCCGTGATTATGTCTGAAATCGTCGTCCCCGGGATAGCTTGGACCGTGATGGATTTACCATTCAGCGCCGTGCCGACGATTTGACCGTTCTGGGCGCTCATGTCGGTCCACTTGGAAGCCTGCAGGTCTTCGAGCCATTTCCGCGGGTTGGCCGCGTTATTCCGCCTCGCTTGACGCAGCAGAATGGAGACGAGGATTTTCATCTAGAAACGCTCGGCGCGTCAACGTAGCCCGGAGTGCGCTATGTCTATCGCCGAGATCTCGGGCGGCCGCATTTCGCCAGTCTTGCGCAGGGTGGAGAACTCGACGCGCAGATTGTCGCGTACGATGCAGTAGGCTTGACGCAGCGAGCCTTTAACCAGGCTTTCCGGATGAATCGGGCAGCCGGCCTCGCGCAGTTGCTCGAGCTTGCTAAAGGTCTGGAAGTATTCGGCCGCGGCGAGTCCGCCCATGATCGCGAAGCGGTCGTTGATGCCACCGAATCGGCCCCACCAGGGTGTCAGCGCCTCGTTGATAATCGGCGTGTACGTCTGGTCGAATGAGTGGAAGAACAGATCCGGCCGCACGCGCACGAACACGTCAGGATCGCTCACCGGGTGATCGCTGTAGAGCTTCCAGCCCTGCTCGAGTTGCCAGAGTTGCCGCAGCACGGCCTGCACCGGCACGCTGCGCGCATACGGCTCGAACCGCACCGGCTCCACTGGCTCTGGTAGCTCAGGCTGGCTTGGCTCGACCTTGCTGATCAGCGTTTTTGGCCGGAATAGTTCCTGCGTTATTTTCCAGTCGTCCGCATCTTCATCCTGCACGGTCGAGATGTAGAAGTGCAGCGGTTTCGGCAGATGTCTCGCGACATGCCACTTGAACGTGTGCGCGCAGGTTTTCCATGTGCGCATGTGGCCGGCGATAATGATGACAGATCCCATAAATCAGGCAGTGCGATTTAGAACAAGCAGACCCCAGTCGGAATGGTGATAACTCATCACCTGCCATTCTGGATTGTCAGCAAGGAACTCGAGGATCGGCTTGATGATACCTCCGCCGTTTTCTCCGCGATGTGCGAACAAGTAAACATCGTGGAAAACGATGTACCGACGCACGACCGCGGCGTGTTTTAGCTCTGCCTCAACCTGATCTGCGTTGTGCAGCGTGTCGATAAATAGCAGATCGCACGGCTCGATCAGATCGAGCTTGGACGTGTCCGCTCGCTGAAACGTCCACTGTACCGTTGCGCTTTGCGGAACCTCGACTGATGCCGCGGCGATGTCATACGAGCGGAGCGTGCCGCCTCCGCCTGATTCCAGCCCGGCCGCCAGTGCGATGGTACTCTGACCAGTGCGCACGCCAAATTCGACGACGCTGCGGCACATTTGCGCCAGCTGGTGCAGCTGATGCATGTGCGGAATCATGTCCTGATGTCCGTGCGAAAGAGCGCGGCTCTCAAATACCCTCTGCAATGTGGTCATGTTTTTTCGGTGGTTTCGGTTTTTTCCGGTGATGGTAAAAGCTGCAGTGCGAGAGCCACGGCGACCTGCATCGCCTCGCAGTCCCACATGTGGTTAGGCCCGGTCTTCGTCCAGCGCCACTCACTGCGGCCGGTGCTCTTGCTGATGCGCTCGCGCTTTACTTCGCCGCGCAGGTGGCGTGCGTACTCTTCCCCGTGATCAGCGCCGCATTCCCACGGATGCGAGTTGCCGGCGACCAGTGCCGCGAGCACATCCTTAACTGGATCCGACGCCCAGAACATGTAGCGCGCATATCCGCCCGGCACCTGCGTCTGCTTGATGCTGGAATGGAATTTCTGGATCTTCTGGCCGTTAGGCCGAATGTGCACGAACGAGTCGTCGCCGCTGCCGTGGAGCGCAGTCCAGCCGAACCTGATACAGTCCTCGTAAACGTGCGCGGTGCTAAACTGCGCGTCCTGGAAGCATAGCTGAGACTCGACGCCAAAGTGCTGCCGGATGCCCTCGGCCTGCTCGGTCGTGCTCAGTTTGCCACGCCATAGCAGCTGCGAGCCGCCGTCGCTCTTCCAGGCTCGAACGACGGCCCAAAAATGATCGCGCTGGCGGTCGATCGTCATCATGCGGCGCGCCTCGTTCTCAAGCTTCTCGCGGCCACGGGCGTGCATGTCCGCGAGCGTGTAGGTTCCGCGGAGCTCGACCGTCGTTCGGTTCAGCTGGGCCTCCTCGTTCCGCCACGGCAGCGCCAGGCGTTGCATGTAGAAATCGCGCAGCGGGTTGATCTGGCCGCGCTTCTTGAACTCGCCGGCCTGCAGGAACTCGACCGCCAGCTGGCCCATGTCCTCGGCGAGAATCGCGTTCCAGTTGAACGAGCGGTGCTTGCCGTCGCGATCCGCCCGCGGCGCCGAATAGCGGCCGGTGCTGTTCCAGCGTGCCCGGGTGGCGGCGCTGTTGGCGTGCTCATGCGCGCAGTGCGGACAGATCCAGCGCGTCGAGTTGCGCACCAGCTGCTCGTCCCACATGCCGTTTTCCTTGCGGGCGCCCTCGTCCCAGACGACGCAGACGCGCTTGGCCGGATCGTCGGCAGCCCGGCCGAAGAATTCCAGCGGCACGAAGCGCTGGCAGCCGAAACACTGCACCGACCAGATCTGCGCGGTCCCTTCATGCCAGAGCCGGTCAAAGTCGTCATCCGCGTGCGATCCCTGGCTTTCGTTCAGGATCTTGCTGATGCCGTCGCGAGCGTAGGCCGAGACGCGCCGACGAGCATGCGTCAGCAGTCCTTGCTTCCAGAGCCAGCACTCGCTGTTGAGCTTCCAGCGGATCGACTTGCTCTGCAGATTGTTTAGATTGGCCCCGTTGATGATCAGGTAGAAATCACCAAAGTAGATCTCGCAGGTGGCGGCGTCGTGCTTGTTTTTCGGCAGCAGCCTGGCTACCGGCTCGCAGTTGCGCAGCAGATTGCGGTAACGTCCCTTAACATGCTCGGCAGCGCTCTCGTCGTCCTGCTGCGTCCACATGATCGGCCCCGGCTCGTTCGCGATGGCCCAGAGGCTGCAGATCTCGACGAATAGCGTTTTGAGGGTCTGGATCGCGGCCCGGCATGTAACCTCGCGCACGCGCTCGTCGGCGACGGCCTCGAACGGCTCGAGCAGGTGCCGGCAGGTGCGGATGTCGAATGCACCCTGGCGCGCATAGCCTCCGCCAAGCTGCACGAAGTCGCGCGCCCAGTCGTGAATCGGCCGGCGATCGGGAAGCGCCCAGCCGCGGCGCCAGCCCTGCAGGATCTCGAGGCTCATGCGCTCTTGGCCTCCTGGGCGGCGGCCTTGCGTCGTGCGGCTTGCTCAGTCTTCCAGTCCTCGAGCGCGTTCTGCATCGAGACGCAGACCAGATCCGCATGCTCTCGGGCCAGCCGGCGGATGTCGCTCACATCCAGCCCGGCGACCTTGGGCGGTAGCTCCGTTGTGAAGCCCTGGTACATGGCTGATTTTACCCGGGCGGCCAGGAAGAGCAGGTAATTGTCCACATCCTCGGCCGGGATCAGCTTGGCCTCGGCCTGCGCGATCTTGATCTGGTTAAGCCGCACTTCGCTGGCGAGCTTCTCGACCAGCAGTTCCTCGCGCCGCCGGCTTTTGCGCGGGCCTGCCTGGCCGAGCCCGTGACGGTCGATGAAATCGCGCCAGTCGGCCTCGACCCAGGCTTTCGGCGCGTCGTCGTATTCGCGCTGCCAGTTGCGGATCGCGGTCGATGAAACATTGAGCGCTCGTGCAAGCGCCGTGTGGGTCTTGTGCTCGCTCACTTAATTCGTTTCAGCTGCAGTAAGGCTTCCTTCAGTTCTGGAAAATGCCTAGCCACTACCTGCATCGCCCGCTCGGTCTCTTGCTGCTCGGCCTGTTTCGTGCGTTTTCTCTTTTTTCCAAGTTCGCTAAATGAAGTGGTAAGCTCTGCCAGATCTCCGGTTGATAATCGCAGATAGAGCCATACCGCCTCCGTGCTCTCTGGATCACCTGCCATAACTGCCACTCGCAACAGCCAGCGGTGAACTTTTGGGCGGCCTTCGAGCTCCGACCACTCGATGATGCGTTCCGCAATTTCGCCGAGTAACTCGGCGCGTTTGCTACGCTGCATCTCCTGCCACGGATGGCTAGTGAGATTCGGCGTCAGCGGCACAAAATTCACTGGTAGTTCGCGAGCGGATGCTCGAGCAGTCGAATCAGTTCTGGCGTCAGACTCGCGTCGATGTCGAAGAGCTCAGGCTGCTGCAGTGTCTCGACGGTCGCCAGCTTAAGATCCAGATTCTTTAGCGCTCGCAGATCCTCGTCGTAAGCTGCGATAGCTTGTTTCCTCGCTGCTGAAAGTTGATGGGTTGCCACTCGCACGCGCAGCAGAACTTCGCTCGCGGTTTTGTAGGTTGTGTGTGCCTTGCTCATCGTGGTGCACACCGTGTAATTATTCCACGTTACGGCGCAAGTGAGGGAATGTGGATAAATCGGTGTTTCAGAATGGCCAGAATAGGGCGTTCCTTTGGAAATCTGACTGTCAGATTGTCCGATATGGTTACGGCATCGTAAATCGTGCCATACCGCCTTAAAACGCATTTGGCGGCCTGTTTTCCTATTTCATCTACTCCTCATCTTCGTTCCTAACGTCTAGGCCGAATTCCTGGGCTATTTTGATTAAATTTGGACGAAATGCCGGAGGAACGTCCTTCATCCATCGCCGCCAGTCACTCCAGAATTTTGGATGTTTTTCTGCCCATTGCCTGTTGGAATTACACCATGCACAAGATGGGACCAGATTTTCGGCTAGGTTGTTAGATGGGTTTGCGTCGAGATGATCGACATTCACAACTGCGTATTGATAACCACCGATGGTTGTTTTCCACGGTAGTGAAAATCCGCACCAAACGCAGTCCGAATTTTTCGGCTTACCATGAGCCTCCCAGCATACTAACCGATGCAATGGAATTAATCCCTTAAATCCAGCTAGCGGATGATCGGGATTTGCTGTGACACGCCAGTACCTGCCATTTTTAGTAATTTTCGGGTCTGAGAGAGAGACTGGCGTATGCACCATTTCTGATTTCGTGAGACTTGTTTTGGTTTTTTTCATCGGATGTAGTCTCCTATCTCCCCCCCTTATTACATAAGGGGGGGGATGGAGACTAAGAGACATTGTCTAAATGAGACTGAAATGAGACTACTTGGAGACTGGAGACTTAGCAAGTGAATAGGCTCCGTATTCTCTAGTGATGATGCACAGTTCTGTCATTCTCGTAATCCATTTTCCAACAGCAGCTCGACTGGGTACATAACCTGGGGTACTTCTAGCGTCCGTAGCGGCTTTTAACAATTCAGGCCATGTTTTGCGCTCATTCGGCATTAAAATCGTTTCAGCTAGTTCCCTAAATTGTGCCGTTTTCTTATCTTCCATAGCTACGTTTTCTACGGTGACGTGCATCTTCATGTCATCCGACCAACGGAAGCGCGGACCGTTCTTCTTCAGGATCGGCGACCGCCGCTGCTTCTGGGACCATACGATCGTAACTTCGTCCTCCTTATCGAGCGAAAGATTGGTCTCGGCCTTGCGTTCGATCTGGCTTCCAAGATGGCCTCGGACCTTATCGCTCCCGGGATTCTTATGAATCACCGCGATGATTGCGCAGTCGTACCGGATCGCGAGAGTGTGCAACTCGGCCACGATCTGATTGCATTCCTTCGAGTCGTTTACGTCCACGACCAGATCGGCGATTCCATCGATGATCACCGCATGAATTCCGCCGTGCGCAGCTGCTGCGTCTGCCATCACGACGGCAAGCACCGCTTTGGCAGTGTGGCTCGGTAGATCCGCGAGCGTAGCCGCGTGCAGCCAGGCTGGCACCTCCTCGATTCGTGCGCGCCGCTTCGCCCGCGCCACTAGATGCCAGAAATCGTCCGGGCTCTGTTCCGTGTCCACATAAAGCAGCGCTTTTCCGGCCTCGTTGAATCCTCGAGCCGATAGCGTGTCCACATCGTCGTAATCGTTCGTCATCGCTGCTGCGATCATCGCGGCTACCAGCGAGCTTTTCCCGGTCTTGGCCTGAGCCGTTATCGCGGTAAGATTTCCAGGCGTGCAGATCACGGCGCCGCCGAGCTCGAAGATCGGCCGAATCGGTGGCGGTTCCTTGCTCGGGTCGAAGATGCGCGCTTTCCATAGCCGGCGAAGTTTGTCGGTCTCGGTCTCGGTGGTCGGCGCGGCCTGGAGCGGATCTTTCCCCTGCGGTGTCGCCGTTGCGATCGAGCTCGTTACCAGCTTGTGCGCACGTTGGCCGAAGCCCTGCCGCTGCAGTTCGCGGGCCGCCGCGGAGAAATCGCCGCCGCATTCCAGGATAGCATAAACGTGCCACGGCTTGTAGATCCTGCCGGGCTCGAATCGCGTGCTGCTCGAGAAAACGTAAAAGCGGCCCGGAACTTGGTTCCAGCTGGCGGAGATGCCGTGTTCCTTGCCCGGGCGCGTCCAGTATCGGCTCGAGTCGCCTATTGATTTCCAGCCGTGCCGGCGCAGCAGGCTCGGCAGATCTGCGCGCTGGTCGTAATCATCGCCCGGGGAGATGTCGTATCCAGCCGGCGGAAGTGTGACCGTTTTAGGAATCTCGACTTCCTGCGGGCGGGTCTCGTCCAGGCTGCGCGCCAGATTCAGCAGCGCGTCGCGGTCATCTTCGCTGATTGTCGGGACTGCGGTCCAGTCGCCCTGCTCCATCGTGTAGCCGGCAGACGGCGCAATCACGAAGTAGCCGCCGGCGCCGCGGGTCTCGATCATCACGAATTCCTGCACGTCAGGATTCGCATTCTTCTCCGCCTCGGTCGGCATTCGGCTCGCCAGCTTTTCGTTGCCGATTGGATTGCTCGGGCACCGGAAGACGAGATGAAATCCTCCGTTTTTAGTGCGCTGGCGGACGAGCTCACCCAGCAGTTGATCAAGGCCGAGCTCCTCGGCACGCTTGGCGAATCGGTCAAGGATGCCTTTGGCGTATTTCTCGTCGAAGTCGATTGCCTGGATGTCACCGGCGACGAGTGCCAGAGCCGAGTCGGTTTTCGCGTACCAGGCCGCGAGCTCCTTCTCGGTCGGTAGCTCGGTCATATATTTCTTCCAAGGCACCAGCGGACGCTTGTCGGCTTTCACCGGGATCGTCGCGATGCCTTGAGCGCGGAGCGCCGCGGCGAGTGTGTGCTGGGGTGTCATGTGTTTTTCCACTCGATCTTTCTGCCAAGCACGGTCTCGACGAATTCACGATGCGCGGGCCATTGCTCCGCGTATTCAATCCAGCGCGTCTCGGCCAAATAGGATAATACCCCTGCCACTTCGTCGGTTATCATGTGTTTGTTTTGATCGTCACCAGCACACCGCCGCCCTCGCCCGCCTTCGCCCATTCCTTACCGATCGCGAGCATGTCCACCTGGGCGTCGTCGCCCCAGAAACGGCCGTTGCGCGTGATGCGGTCGAGCACCAGCTTGGCGAGGTTGTCCGCGTCGGGCTTGCTCATGTGCCGCCCGGGTGCGGATTCCTTTATCATACCATTTGTGCGCAAGTGGGATTTCGGCCGCTGGAAGTAGAACTGAAGAATGACCGAGCATGCGCCGGCGACCGGCTGCAGCTGATGCGTCCTTGCGATTTCGACCAGCTTCGCATCCACGGCCGCTTTCCAGCAGTCGGCCGCGTCGCTGTCATACATGCGCGCCACGAAGCGGGCGCCCATACGTCGAGCGAAAGCCCGCGGCCTCGGCTGGCCTTTAGGATCTCCGCGGATGTAGAACCTTAGCTCCGCGGGTAATTCCGTGGATCGTGCGCCAGACGACGGAAGAGGTGGAATCGGTAGCTCGGGCGATTTCATCGTATGTGTAGCCAGCGGCGCGCAGCCGCATTATCTCGTTTTTCTGGGACTGGGTTAGTTCACGCCGCCGGCCCTGGGTTTTAGGCGTGGCGCGGATAGCGTCTGAAATGTCGAACAGCAGGGCATTCCGCGGGCAGTGCTTTTCGAGCAGGAACTCGATTCTGCGCATCGTCTCGCTGACGTTCATATGTTGATCCCTTTCCTGGCTGCGATCAGCCGCGTCCGCTCGATCGGCGAGACATACATTTTGCGCAGCTGCATGCGGGTGATGTTTTTGTAAACCTTAGCCAGCGATACGTTTTGAGCGTAGGCGACGAGCTTGGGATCGGTGCCATCCAGCACCATCTCGTTAATTGCGGCGTCGCTTGCGCGCAGGTTTCGTTTGTCCGTTTGTGTCATTTCGTGTGAAGGTGGAGTTGAACCATTCGCGATCTCGGCCTATCTCGATGCCAAGGTGAATTCCTAAAAGCAGCGCCAGCAGGCCGCCGCCGCCCAACAAGATCATCGCGCTCGAGATGCTCATCGGTCGCTGCCTCCCAGCTGGGCCTTAAGTTCCGCGATGTGGCGATCAGCCACCGACGCGAGCCGCACCATCTGGGCATTCGCCCTAGTCAGCCGATCGTTCGCGATTCGCAGATCCAGATTCTCCTGCTTTAGCCGGTCGATTTCGGCCTGCAGGTCGTCGATTATGATGTGATGCGTTGGCATAGTTCGTTTACTTGTAAGCGGATGCTCTCCGCCAGTTGGTCTCGGGTGATTTCGCTGCCGTACTTGAGGATGCGGCGCAGTTCCTGGTCGATGTCGTCGAGCAGCGCCCAGGCGTCCGCGGCGTGCACTGCGCGGATGTGCTCCTCGCGTTCCTCGGGCAGCTGGAATTCAAGCGTGGCTTTCATTTGTTAGCGACCGCCTTTCTCGCCTCGCGCAGCTGCTCAGGGGTGCAGATCTCCTCGAGTGCGGCGACGCACGATTCCAGGTGATCAATCTCCGCGATCAGCTCGGCAACACGGCTCTTGCTTGCGTCGCAGTCATAACACCAGCAGTCAGCCTTGCCCGGGCGCACGATATGGAGCCCGCAATCGCCTGCGAGTTTGCACTTCGTCCAGCTGTTACCGACACCGTCGCTGATCTCCATGCTCATGGCTGCTCCTCCTTGCTAACGGCGTCGATGGCGACGCGGAGAGAGTCTGGCGTTACGGCCAATGGTCGTTCCGTTACAGAGACGCTGCGATTTTTTGCGATCCAATCCAGCCGCTCCTTGTCCGCCCGCAGCGCGGCGTTCTCGCGCTCTAGCTCACGCGCAAACTCGCTCGGAACGACATACGTTGAGCACGCGCAGCGGATCGCGGCGGCGTCGGTTCTCGGTGTATCGCTCACGCCGCACCTCCTTTCCCGTACCAAGTCGGCACGGTGATCTCGCGCACGACCGGGTCGATGTTAGGCCATGTGTCGCTGTCAATGCATCGCTTGAGATCGCGCAGATCCGCAACGGTCTCGTCCTGGCCGAGTGCCACGGCATCGTCGGTGAGCTTGAACACGGCCACACCAAACGGCTCGCACTTTTCGACCACGATGAACACGAAGTCGAAGACCGGCTTGGCCCAGAGTTCACTGATCAGCGGAAGGTAAAAGCCGGCCTGGCGATGGTAGCCGAATCGGAACACGGCCCGCTCGAAGTTGCTGAACGTCTCGTCGTCCAGGCTCTCGACCGTCTTGAGATCGGCGACGTAAGGCCGGCCCTCCGTGAGTTCGCAGCCGTCTGGATTAAACCAGTCGGTGCGGCACTGCAGCGTCAGGCTGCCGCC